CCCGTCAATACTAGTAGGTGTATTATCAGTTCAATGTATGTTATTTCCAATTATTTCTTTTCCTTGATTGAAGCAGCTAAACCACCACCAAAGTAAAACCCTACTATAACTAGCATTATCTCACCAATCCAAAACTCATTTAGTACAGATTTAACTGCCTCTGTATCCCCCATACCAGCTAGTGTCATACTCATTGTAATGGAAAAGCATACTAAAAAAGTAACTGTAAACATTAATGCTAGGTAACGCTGTGCTAGTTTGTAGGGAGCATAGGCTGCTAGTAGGTCTGTTTTAGCTTTAGACTTAGCAACTACTTCTTCTTCTGTAGAGGTATGAATGTCATCTATTAGCTTGATGCCCTGTTGGATTACATCCTTACTTCCAAACAATTTCATTAACACTGGTAACATTTTACAGTCCTTTTAAATACCAAACCCATACACCCAACGCTACTACACCTATACCTAGTACTACCATTAGTATACTTAAACACGTTAGCTCTATTATTCTTCTCATACGTTTACGTTTTGCCTCTGCTGCTGCTAGTCTTTGCTTACGTGCGTCTGCTTGAAAACGCTGCCAATCACTCCACAAGTTAGGTCTACCTGCGTAAATCATCCACTGCTTTAATTCTTCTTCTTGTTGCTTAAGTTTTTCTAGGTGAAGAAACTCCTCAAGGTCAGTGTTACCCTGCCTCTTACGCTTCTCACCCCTCTTACGTAAATCCTCAGTAGCATTTACATAATCACTAACTTTGTCAGCACAATCAGCTAGTTCCTTACCATTCATAAGAAATTGCTTTATGATACCGAAGGCTGCATTTGCAGCGGCAATTTCAGCAAGCATCAGACGCTCCTATTTAGAACGTCTAATGTTTTGCATTGGTTGTTGATTGGGAGTGTAGGAGCGAGAACCGCTATCGTTGGTAGAAGCACCAGCCTTAGATATACCTAAGATTTTAGCAAGACCCTTGAAGGTATCCCCAAAGCCTTTTGGTTTAGTTTTTACTTTGTATTTATAGTTACTCATTTTGCACTCGCATCGTTAAGTAAGATTATTTCTAGCCTTTGAATAGCTAGTTTCATTTCTTGGATAGCCTCTTTATCAGCATGGCTTACTTGCATACTGTTGACTGCCAACGACAAGTCATAGGTAGTCTTTAAGTTCCAGCCAGCTATGGCAATAATAAGAGCCATTAGTCCACCTATAATTTGTCTTTCCATTACTTATCCTTCCACATCTGGTATATCTTAAAACCTAAGTAGCAGATGGACATAACCCCCACTACCAAAGCTACCCACTCGTTTAGAGCAGGTAACCACAGAGGTGCAGATAAACCACCAGCAGCTATAGCTAAATCGTTATGGTTCATAGTTAATCCTTAGGGTTATCAGCTTTAATCTGCGCTACATGAGCTTGCCATGCCGCCAATCCGTTCTCAGTTATGTATTCTAACTGGCTTTCTACTGTGCCGTAAGCCGCCGCCCTGTCTTGTACATATTGAGGTCTTGGGTCTACCCACTCATCCTCTAGAGCAGGGGCATCCACTTGCTCTGCTGGCAAAGCCCTTGCTGTTCTTTGACCAGTTGTTAGAAATGACGGAGCAGTTCCAGACTTAGGCGCATACTGATGTGCCAAGTCATCTACTATCTCTGCGGTCATATCAGATTCTAAAACAATCTCAGCCCATGAACCATCAGAATAAGATATCTTAGCAACACCGTTTGTAATGCTATCAATGTTATAAAAAATTTCACTCATGCTGTTCCACCTTGTAAAGTTCCATTGTTCGTCAATGTAACAAAGGAAATGCCAACTATATAATCTCCACCAGCACCAGCAGATGTTCCATTACCGCCAGTACCGTTTGCGCCATTCGTGCCGTTTTCTCCAAAGCTACCGCCAGACCCACCAGCACCGCCGCCACTTGAAGCTGAACCACCAGCACCAGCCGACTGACCATAACCAGCCCCTACACCGCCAGTTCCACCAGCACCGCCAGCTAATGATGTATTATGATTTGCTGTGCTAATTGTAGGATTACTTACGCCGCTAATTGAGAATGTTTGCGAACTAGATGTTCCGTTGTTTATCTGTACTCGCCCATAGTGATATGCTGTTTTACTACCCATGCTTGATGTTCTGATTTGAGCTGTAGCAGAATAACGAGTAGGCACAGCAATAGCGTTAGAGTTACCTCTTGAGCGAGAACCGCTGCCACCACCAGTGATATAACCCCCTCCAGCAGAATAATTGTGCCATGCAGAATATGTATTCCACTCAAGCTGTCCTGAATTTGAATACGAAATTGTTACACTTGATGCCGCCCTGATGTGATAGCCAGATGCACCGCTAAGTGCGGCTGGAATATTTAAAGATAAAACGCCAGCGTTCACCGTGCTTGTGTAAGCAGTCCCTGAGTTTGCACCTTGATGATGGCGAACAGTAAAGTCCATATATTCTCCAGCACCAATAGTAATCGTTCCTGTACTACCAGATGTACTGTAGTTTGTACCTGAGACAAGTGATGTAGAAGATAACTGACCAGCACCCCCATTACCGCCGCCACCGCCACCAGCCCTAACAGTACCATTATTGATAAAAGTACAAGCTACTGCGGCCTCAAATGCATTACCACCATCTGCACCAACAGCACCACCAGCACCAGAAATTGTGCCATTGTTAATTACAGTAATTGTGCCGACAGCACCGCTATCAATCTCAAGAGCTTCTTCTGATGTGCTGGTTGCCCCTAGCTCAACACCGCTATCAATGACAATTTCTTTTGGATAGTTGACGCTATAGTCTGAGCCAAATAATGCAGATGCGTTCTGGTCTGTGGCTGTGGAACTAAAAGTATAACGAAAACCTTTAGCTGTTCCTCTAAAGTTTCCAAAAGTAATAGTACCTGATGTTGGAACAGAGGCAGCTAGATTAACTGCGTTATTGTTACCAGCTTTAGTTCTTATGTTAGAGCCACCACGATATAAATTAGAAAAGCTTACAGCACCTGTCAGACCATATTCACTACGAATATCGCTGGCAGATACTGCGCCTGAAGATGCTATAGCCATGATTAAGGTGTCCCAAATGCTGTTATATCATCTAGTGCAATAACTGCACCACCAGTTGTAATCTTGAAAACTTCAGTGCTGTTGTATCTAAACACCATGTCTGAGCCATCAAGAGTTGCATCCCAACCAGTAGGAAAAGCCGCTACATTATTTAAAGCCCCTGCAACAATGTCACCATTGGCATCAACGAGGTCTGCGATATCTCTTGCTCTACTCATTATACAATCTCCTATGCGTAAGGATTATCGCCAAGTGTAGCAGTATCCCAAGCAGCTTTCAGTTCAGTGATGGTTGTAGCATTAGCAATAGCTGAAGCTGCTGGTGCATCACGCAGTGCATCTTTAGCAGTAGCAATAGCTGAAGTGTCAGCACTTGTTTCCAATGCTTTCATCAGTTCTACATCTTTAGCTTCTAGCAGAGGCGCACGTACTTCACGTACTTTGTCCTTAAAGATTTCTTTAGCTTTATCCATGTCTTCTGAAATGACAGTACCTGAGAGTACCCAAGCACCCCGAAAGTCACGATTAGCTGGAACGGTAACACTAGCAGCATTAGCCTGATTACCGTCTTTGTCTACGATATATGTATCAACCACTATATTCTCCTATGCGGCTATGTTAAGTTCCTCAGAAATCTTCCAAGCATTACGCCATTCTCTAGTCTGAGGTAGTTGTTCTTTCTTGCAGATAACCATCTTAGGACGGTTACCTTCGTTATAGTTTTCCCACACATGACGAGGGCAGTCCTTGAGAATTAAATACTCAATCGCTTCTTCTTCTGTCATGGCTTCTACAGGTTCTGTTTCGTGCAACAGGTAGCCTCTGGTATGCTTCTTGAAACCTTCCTGCGCCTCGTCTTTGGCTAACTCATGGTAAACCCACACAGGTGGTAAGATGCCGCCCTGCAAAGCACAGGCCATCCAGTTCGGGTCAGGCACAAGTATCTTAGCACACTCATCAATGCTGTCCTCATAGACCACACGGTAGTCTGACTGATGTGGCTCAAGGTTTTCTTTTGCCCAGCACAGCCTATCCCATAGATGTGTGCCTTGAAATGATGGTGTTTGCATTATGCTAGGTCTCCGTGTGCTTCTGACATAGTGTATAGGCTATCTAATAAACCAGCACCACCAGCATTAGCGGTTTTGACAGGATAGGCAGAAGTAGATGGCGTGGTAGGGGAAAGATTAGTAGCCGCAAAATGAATATGATGCACATTAGTATCGCCAGAACCAGTGCCTCCACTAAGGTTATAATTACCGTCACTCATGCTTGATGTTAAATTAACGCCAAACAATCCTAAACCATCATCATCTAATGATGAGACATTAAAACTTCCTCGCAAAGAAGCTGTGTTACCATCAAAATTTGCAAAAGCCTTCGCACTACCATTCACAACATAGCTGGTGGAAATATCAGCACCAGCCCCTGTCTCGATTGTATCTGCTATAATCTTGCCAGCCATTATGCGAGGTCTCCGTGTACGTTGTGCATCCCATAGCCCCCTAATGCAACAAGGTCTTCCCAACCAGCCCCAAACTTAGATTGGGTATGATTTGCACTGCTTTCAATAGCGTTAGTATTATGACCTGTGTTAAAATTACTAATAGTATATCCATTTGTTCCCACTACGGTATAGTCTGTACTAGCCATAGAATTTGTTTTTGAAAACCGCCACTGGCCTGTTAGCACATCTACCGTTGAGGATATGTTAAAGCTGTCTGCTAATGTTGCAGAATTATCAAACTTAGCCCACGACTTCGCCACCCCCTGTTGCAGTTGCATTGTTACTGCACCGCCCTCAGAGGTAATCGTCACATCGCCAGCAGAAGTCTTGCCAGTGAGTTTGTCTGTAATAATCTCACTCATGCTAGGTCTCCGTGAATTACATTGGGTGCATAAGGATAATCATATCTTGCGCTACTGCCTGATGCATAAGATATGGATAACTGCACACTAGATGTTGTTATG